CAACCACTTCGGCCTTCCCTTCCGCGAAAAGCGCGCCGTTATCGGCGATGCCCAACTGCTCCAATGTCGCGAGGCTTACCAGCGGGGGACCATTCCCTTCGAGGCCGACATCGCCACCACCTGCGCCGACTCTCAACACGACTGCTGGAAGTACGTCACCGCCGCCTACCGCATCGAGTGGGCCGCCCCCGACTCCTCTGTCGTCCGCGGCTGGGAGCGCGCCGTCATCCGCTGGGGCCGCGCCGGCACTCGCGTCGAACTGCTCGAGGAGGCCCGCTCGCCCGCCCCCTTCGCCGCCGATCCCAACCGCACCCTCACCCCTCACTCCGGCTTCGTCGATCTCGGCGGCGATCGCTCCGACGAGGTCTACGATCTCCACCTCGAGTCCTGGTCCAAGCAGAGCCCCATCCCCTTTTTCTTCCCCATCCTCGGCCGCGGCTGGCAGACCAAGGGCCGCATCTGGTATTCCGAAAACGCCATGCATAAGGGCCGCAAGGTCCGCGTCTTCTTCTGCGATGACGATTCATTCAAGCGCTCCCTCTACCTCGGCGCCATCGCCCAGGCCGCCGAGATCAAGGCCGCCGTCGCCCAGGGTTTTACTCCCGCCGCCGTAGGCCGCCCCGCCCGTCTCTGGATCCCCGGCATCCCTGGCGACGCCCCTCTCCGAGAATTTCTCGACGAGCTGCAGGCCGAGCAGATCGACGCCAGTGGCGAGTTCAAGAAAGTCCGCGGCCAAGCCAACGACTTCGGCGACGCCCTCAAATACTGCGACGCCTGGTTTGAGTACATGCTCCCCCACCTCCGCAAATCCCGGCAGGCAAAACTCGACGAGGCCGGCAAGGCCGCCGCCGAAAACAAAACCCCCGCCCCTGCCCCCAATTGACACCGCCACCGGTTGTCACGTCCTGCTAGGGGTAGCAGGTCAGCCAGCCAGATCATGCGAACGGCCGCGGGCTACAACGCTCGCGGCCGTTTTCGCGTGATCACCGTCACTCCGTCACAGCCCCGTCACTCCATCCCCGGCCCTTTGACACCGCCGCAGGGCAATGGACGCCACCGCTGCCGCTTACTCCGCCTATAAGCAGTACCTCCGCCGCACTTTCTCCGCCAACGTGCCCGGCCTGCGCGCCCTCGCGGATCAGTTTGTCGCCGAGCTCGCCGACACCGTCACCATCACCGCTCAAGCCTTCGAGGGCGGCTCCCACTCCGGCCAGATCACCATGCCCCCCGGCCTCCGCCTCAAGGCCGTCGAAGAGGTCATCATCGAGCTCGATTCCGCCGGTACTGCCCCCCGCCCCTGCACCCAGTCCGTCGCCTACGTCCGCTGACGTTCCGCCGCCATGTCTACCACCATCCTCGACCAGTTCGGCAAACCTGCCACCCCCTTCTACAGTTCCGGCTCCGGCCAGCGCTACAAGGGAAGCGAGGATGACCGCTACCGCCTCAACCGCCCACGCCTCGACGACGACATCGCCAAGCTCCTCTCCCGCGAAAAATTCCGCATGCTGCTGTGCGACTCTCGCTGGATCTACGAGACCTTCCCCCTCATCAACGGCATGGTCCGCCAAAAGCGCGAGTACGTCTCCGCCGCCGGCTGGCTCCCCGAGTTCACCGGTCAGGACGAGGCCTACGGCGAGAAGGTCACCCCCATTCTTCACGCTGCCCTCCAGATCGCCGATGTCCGCGCCCTTTTCGATTGGGATGATCTCTGGGAGACCGCCTGCGGCCTTTGCGATATCGACGGCGGTGCCTTCGAGATTTTTACCAAGACCGAGAAAGGCTTCCCCCAGTCCCAGTTCATCGAAGCCCACCGCGTAGGTTCCCGCGGCACCAGCAACGTCGTCGGCCCTGACGATGCCTACACCGTCACGACAGATGGCCAAACCATCCGCGGCGCCTACGCCGGCCTCCGCATCCTCAACGGCATCATCTACAACTCCGCCGGCCGCGAGGTTGCCTACCGCGTCCTCGGCTCCACCAAGGAGGAAGATCGCGACATTTCCGCCCGCGACATGCAGCACATCTGCGAGCCAGTCTGGTTCTCCGAGGGACGCCCATTTCCCACCATCGCCTGCGCCATCCTCGACTGGTACGATGTGAAGGAAGCCCGCGAGTTCCAGCGCATCAAGCAGAAGATGAATTCTGCGATCATGGCCACCGAGTCCAACGAGGACGGCGAGGCTCCCCCTGAGACAGTTGGCCCCGAGGGCAGTGTCACCCCCCGTGCTAAGCCCACCGATGGCACCCCCACTTACCAGGTTCTCGCCGGCGGTCTCATCCGCTACCTCAAGGCAGGCTCCGGCAAGCTCGATATCCACACCGCCAACGATCCCTCCGATGGCTGGCGCACCTTCGACAAGACTGTTGTCGGCGGTGCCTTCTACGGTGCCGGCTGGCATATCGGCATGATGGATGCCGCCGAGCTCGGCCGCTCCCCCATCTACGCCGTCCAGGACTGGATCAACACCACCGTCGCCCGCCGACACCGCCGCCTCAAGTCCTTCGTTCTCCGCTCCGTCCGCCGCACCTTCGCCACCCTCATGGATCGCAAGGATGTTCCCCGCCACGCGGAATGGGCCATGTGGGACATTCCCGCTCCCCCTGAGTTTTCCGTCGATGCCGGCCGCGCCCAGCAGGCCGACCGTGACAACATGCGCGCTGGCATTGATTCCGAGCGTGCCGTCATTCGCCGCACTACCGGCCGCGACTACAAGACCGTACTCCGTGAGCGCGCTGCCTTCCTGTCGCACCGGAACGCTCTGGCAAAGAAATACGATCTCGATCCCGACCAACTCGCCACCCTTTCCAAGCCTGGCGACAGTAACACTATCGCTTCCGATTTGGCCGGCAATACCGCCACGGAATTGGAAGAAGGCAAACAAGCCACTGCCGACGCGCAAAACCCGGACCAGCCCAATAACCAGTAAAAAGCTAATGTTGCAGCTGCAACATTAGCCCCCTCTCCCATGAAATATCCCCGCATCCTCGCCGCCCTCCGCTCTTCCCGCTGGGCCATTCAGCCCGCCAGCCTGCAGGCCATTTATGATACCCTCGGCGCCCACATGCGCGGATCCCTGCCCGCACATCTTCCCGGCCTACCCGGTGTAGTCGATTACGTGAAGATCGATCGCGTCTTCCCCGAAGCCGCCCTTCCCGGCCAGGCCTCCCCCGCTCCCACCGCTCCCGCCGCGCCTGCTCTTTCCGTCCATGTCATCCCCGTCTACGGCATCATCGGCAAGCACCTCTCCAGCCTTGAGACCATGTGTGGTGGCTGCGATCTCGACGACGTTGAGGAGGAGATCGCAGAGGCCATGGCCGATAACAACGTCCGCGCCATCGTCCTTGATTTCAACTCGCCCGGCGGAGTTGTCACCGGCGTCCCCGAGCTCGCCGCCAAAATCCGCGCCTGGAGCGACCAGAAGCCCATCTACGCCTTTTGCGATTCCCTCTGCGCCTCCGCTGCCTACTGGCTGGCCTCCGCTTGTCAGGCTATCGCCGTCACCCAAACCGCCGATCTCGGCTCTATCGGTGTCTACATCGCTCTTGTCGATGATTCCGAGTGGTGGAAAAAGGAAGGCTTCAAGCTCGAGCTCATCAAGGCCGGAGAGTTCAAGGCAATGGGTATCTCCGGCAAGCCCCTCTCCGATGCCGAGCGCTCTCTTCTCCAGGGTGATGTCGACGCCATCTACACCATGTTCACCACCGATGTTCGCGCCGGCCGGGGTGACATCGTCCCCGAGGTCATGCAGGGCCAAACCTTCATGGGTGCCGGCGCCGTCACGGTCCTCCTCGCCGACGAGGTCGTGACCGATCTCCCCACGATGCTCGCCAGCCTCACAGCCCAGCACACCGCGCCAGTCGCGTGATTCCACTTTTGACACGCCCCACAACGCATTACCCGATGAAAATTTTTGAAGCCTCCCGCCACCTCGCGAAGCTCACCGCCCAGTTCACCGCCGCCGGCCTGAACATCGAGGACTTCATCAAGGCCGAGGATGACACCGCCCTCAAGGCCTACCTCGCCAGCCTTGTTCCCGCGGCCGTCGTCGCTACCGACACCAAAAAGATCGAAGCCGTCGAGGCCCGGATCGTCCTTTTAACCCAGGCCCTCGCCACCGCCGGCATTCAGTTGAAAGCCTCCGATGAGGCCAAGGGCCTCCAAGCCTCGGACATCCAGACCGCCATCGACACCCGCATCAGTCTCAAGGCCGCCGAGCTCGCCGCCCAGCAGGGCACCAAGCCCGTCGATACCGACGTCAAGCCCAACGCCGCCGCGCCCAAAAAGGGCGAGATGACCTTTGCCGCCTTCAAGCAACTCTCCGATCACGCCCGCTGCGAATTCATGCGTCAGGGCGGCCGGCTCAACTCCTGACTTTTCGCCGCACCATCACGCCTTTTTCTCTCACCGCCTGCCTTCCACTCCATCCCATGAAATCGTTACTGAACCTCCTCAACGCCATCGCCGGCTTGTTCCTCCTCGCCTGCTATCGCGCGCTGCAAAGCTCGCCCTTCGGTGCCGCGCCCGTTGCGCTCGGCGTGAATGCCTATGACAACCTCGTCGCCGATTTCTACAAGGCGATGGATGTGGTCTCGCGTGAGCTGGTGGGATTCATTCCCTCCGTCGCCCGCGACAGCACTGCCGAGCGCTGCGCGTTGAATGCCAACGCCGTCCGCTCTGCCGTTGCTCCCGTCAATAGCGCTGCCGGTGACAACACCCCGGCCATGGCAATCCCCTCGGCCGCCTATCAGACCATTGGCAATAAGGCCCTGCAGATCACGAAGAGCCGCTTCGCGCCCTTCTCCTGGACGGGTGAGGATCGCGTCGCCCTTGAGAGCGGCGGCAATTTCCTCACCATCAAGCAGGGCCAGATTGCCCAGGCCATCCGCGCTCTCTGCAACGAGGCCGAGACCGATCTTGCCACCGCCGCCTACAAGGGCGCCTCCCGCTGGTACGGCACCGCTGGCACCACGCCCTTCGCCTCCACCCTCGCCGCCACCGCGCAGGTCCGCAAGATTCTCGCCGACAACGGCGCCCCCCTGAGCGATCTCCAGCTCATCATGGATACCACGGCCGGCGCCGCAGTCCGTACCCTCACCCAGTTGACCAAGGTCAACGAGGCGGGCGAGGCTTCCATGCTCCGCCAAGGCACCCTCCTCAACATCCACGGCTTCTCCCTCAAGGAGTCCGCCCAGGTCCCGACGCCCGCCGTTGGTGCCATGGCCAGCGCCACCTCGACCAGCGCCGCGTTCACGGTCGGCCAGACCGTCATCCCGCTTGCCACGGCTGGCACAGGCGTCGTCGCCGCCGGTGACGTCATCACCTTCGCCAATGATACCAACCAGTACACGGTGGCCTCCGTGACCTTCGCTGGTGCCAATCCCGCCTCGGGCGACACCATCACGCTGCAGGAGCCCGGCCTACGCAAGGCGCAGGGTGCCGCCACCCGTGCCATAACTGTCGTCGCTGCCGCGGCGCGCAATGTCGGTTTTGATCGCAATGCCATCCAGTTTGCCACCCGCCTCCCGGCGCTGCCGGAAGAGGGCGATCTGGCCGACTTCCGCGAAGTGATCACCGATGACCGCTCCGGCCTCAGCTTCGAACTCGCCGCCTACAAGGGCTTCCGGATGGTCACGTACCACGTCGCTATCGCCTGGGGCCAAGTTGTCGTCAAGCCCGCTCACGTCGCCGGCCTCCTCGGCTGATTATTTCGGTTGCTGCTCAGTAGGTCATCATGCTCGCCCCCGGCCGGTGTTAAACCGCCGGGGGCTTTTTCGTCCTAAAATCTTGCCATGCCTTCCTTCGGCCCTTCCCAAATCCGCCGCTACGCCGCCCAGGGCGCCATTCACCGCGCCCAGCTCTGGGCCGTTTCCGTCACCCTCGCAGCCACCACCGCTCCGGCCTATACCTTCGCCAAGAGCCCTTCGGGGGTTACGCGCACCGCCCAAGAGCAGGGCGCTGGCTACGTCGAGCGCACCATCGCAACCTTCCTTGTCCGCAAGGCCCTTGCCCTCACCATCTCTGTCGGCACCGAGTTCACCATCCGCACCAGCGCCATTAATGCTGCCGAGGAAGGCACCTCCTGGCGCGTCTTCGACTACACCCCCGGCGCCACTCGCGAAGAAGACCGCTGTGTCTGCTTCAAGCTCGATTGATCCCATCACTCATAACCCCGCCTTTCCATGGCCCTCACTTCCACTCAACTCGCCGCCTACGCCCGCCTCTTCGATGTCCGCACTCAGGTCGTCAAGGCCTCCCGCCAAATCCTCGATGACGGCGGCATCTCCGCCCTTGGTGCCGGCGAGGGAAATCAGGCCGTCCCCCGCTATCTCACCACCGTTGATTTCTCCCGCGGTGCCTTCGATCCCACCAGCAAGTCCCCCCTCGCACAGGATCTCGGTGCCGGCCCCTACCGCTCCAGCATGTATTCCCGCTTCACCGGCATCCTCTCCATCATGAATGCCGTCCCCTTCGAGACTGAGCAGAAGTCCGGCTCTGCCTATCTCACCGAGGATCACCAGCGCCTACTCGATCAGATCACCGCCCAGGAGCTCGCCCTCTTCATGGAGCCTCTCCAGCCCTTCACCTTTGCCCTCCTCCCCAATCTCGATGTCCTCCGCCTCATCCCCATCGAGCCTGACGAGCGCCCCGTCAACGAGCGCGAGGTCAACGTCACCTTCAATCGTTTTCTCCTCCACCTCGCCATCCGCTCCGAAGCCTGGCCCGACATCGCCTAACAGGTCTCAGGTGTCCGGATGAATCCCACCCTTACTCTCGTCCGCGATAACATCGACGTCATCCACTACGCCGAGGTCACCGGCCGCACCCTCGCCGGCTCCCTCAAGCGCGCCGGCAAAGGTGTCACCCGCCGCGTCATTGATATCACTCCCCCCGCCAGCGCCGCCACCACTGGCGCTGCCGCCTACCGTCAGGGCCGCATCCGCATAGGCAAGCAGATGTCCGCCATTCTCGCCCCCGTTAAACTCAAGGGCCGCCGTTTGATCCCTGTCGTCTTCGGCCACCGCCTCGCCAAACCGGTCTCCGTCAAGACCCGCGAGCTCTACCCAGACGTCAAGCAGCTCTACAATTCCCAGCTCCACGCCGCCGCCAATGGCGCCCGCCTCCGCCTCAATAATTTCCGCGGACAAAAATTCTACGTCAGCAAGTCCAAGTTCCAAACCGAGCTCAAGCGCCGCCAGGCCAATGTCGGCCGCATGGCCTCCGGCTGGCATGCCGCCGCCCGCGCCCTCGATGTCAACGTCCAGGACTGGATTTCCCGCCACGGATCGAGCCGCGGCAGCGTCAACATGCAGTTCGTCACCTCCCGCATGCGCATCACCGCCCAGAATTTCGCCCCCAATGCCAGCGCCCAGGTCAAGGCCGAGCTCGCCCGCCGCATCCCCTACGCCCTCAAGTATCAGGCCGCCGCCATGCAGCGTGAAATCAATTACCTCGTCGGCAAAAACGCCCTCGAGCACGGCATCAAGACCCGCAACTTTTCCGCCCTCGTCCCCGAGGGCATGATGGGCGGCTAGGCCGCCAGGTCCGCAGTGGTGAACGTCCGCACCACGCCCCGCGCCAGCGCCGGATCCAGCTTCACCTTGAGCAGCGTCCGCGTCCGGCCGATCTCGTAGGCCTCCGGTCCATCCGGATCCCGCAGCATCAGCCCCTCGCCACCGATCCGCGCCACCGCGGCAAAAAGTTCTTCCAGGTGCCGCAGGCTCTTCACCCGCTCCACTCCTACCACCGCCGCCGGCCCCTGCACCACACCCGCCGCCGCCCGCAGCCGTTCAGCCCACGGCCCCAGCACCCCCGGCGCGTCGAAGACCATGAACCGCAGCCCTGCCGCAAAGTTGCCGTGCGTCACCGCCTGCGCCGCCGCCACCTCTTCATCGCCGCCTTCCGGCCCCCGTCCCAGCCACACTTCCCCATCCAGCGCGAACCCCTCCGGCAGCGCCTCACGCCACGCCCGCGGCAGCTTCACTTCCAGTCCCCCGCGCGACCACATCCGCGCTCCGTCCCAATAGGCTCGCGCCCCGCGGTATTTCTCCGAGGCCAGCCACCCGCGCACACTGCAGCCCGTCCAGTGCCGCCCATGGTGCATCATCTCTTCATTGATCACGCCCCTCATCATGCCTCCGCCCCGCCATCCCGCAAGCCCCACCCCCTTCCAAATTCCCGCCCCATTTCCACAGCCCTATCATTTTCCCCCGTTTTGACACCCGCCCACCAATATCCCGGCCCAGCCTTTACCCGCCACTTCATCCACCGCCCATGTCCCTCACCGATCCTCGTTTCACTGATGGCAAAGCCGCCATTCTCGATCCCCTCCTTGAGTGCCTCAACCTCGCCGGCGATGGCACCACGTACCAGCGCTACGATTACCTCTCCGATACCATCGATCGCGAGTCCGTCGAGAAAGAGCATGCCGATGGTGACGGCAACCCCCTCGGCTCTGATACCCGCGAGGGCTTTGAAAAAGGCGCCATCGCCTACCTCAAGGTCAAGGCCTCCTACAAGGCCCCCCGCCCTGGCTACATCATCCATCTCGATATCGGCCTTGGCGATGAATACTACGTCGCCGGCAAGCCCGGCCAGGCCCGCACCCGCGGCGAGCAGACGCGCGGCTCAGTCGCCGCCAAGCGCGCCTATAACCCCATCGTCACCTCCCTCCTTAGTGAAGATTTCGGCCAGCGCAAGGCATTCACCCAGGCCGCCGGCGCCCTTTCTGTCGCCACCGCTCACACTGTCGTCAACACCCGCACTGGTGCCACCGTCACCTGGAGCCTCGGCGCCCGCCCCGGCTACACCGTCCCTGCCTGGCTTAGCGTCAACGCTTCCACTGGCGCCCTCAGCGGCACCGCCGTCGCCGGCTCATGGGAGCTCGATCTCATCGTCACCGATGTTCTCTCCGGCCAGGAGACCCGCGTCGGCTTCGGCATTCTCTCCCTCGTCGTCACCTGATCCCTAAAAACGATCCTGCATCCAGCTCCGGCCGGCGTCTGCCGCCGGAGCTTTTTTGTTTCCCATGCCTGTCACCCCCCAGTTTATCGCCGCCCGCCAGCAGGAGCACCGCAATCGCCTGATTGCGCACCTCCCCCAGCCTCCCGCCCTGCTATTCCCCATCCGCCGCCCCACGGCCTTCTGGCCCCGCCTCTGGTCCTTCCTCCGCTGCCCCCAGAGCCACATCCGCGTCAACATCGTCCACCTCACCGAGCGTCACCGCCTCGAGCTCACCTTCGTCCAGAACGCCTTCTTCACCGGCCAAAACGCCCTCCTCGGTGATGTCCAGCTCTTCCTCTGGCGCCTTCACCCCTTTTTCTCCCGCCCCGATGGCACGCGCCCCAATCAAGTCCATTCCGTCCATCTCCAGCGCGACTCCCACCGCGCCCGCCGCCGCATCGCTCGCCTTATCCCCCTCATCGATCTCCACGCTGCCGAGATCATCATTCACTCCTACCTCGCCACCACCGCGCAGGATTTCCAGTCCAGTGACGATACCCCCACCGGCTCCCGCGTCCGCTCCCGTCTCCTCCCCGAGACCTGCTACTTCGATGATCTCTGCGATTACCTCATGCAAACCTGGCACATGACTCGCGCTGAGGTTCTCGACACCCCCCGCGCCCTTCTCTTCCAGCTCCACCGCAACCGCCTCCTTCGCGAGCCCGATGGCCACCTCAACGTCTTCGCCCCCAGCGACCGACTCCTCGCCCACGCCTAACTCGTCCATCAGGTCCATTTAGTCCATCCAGTCCATGAGCGCTGATCTCTTCTACTCCCTCGGTCTCGACGTCACCGATTTCAAGGCCGGTGCCCGCGCCGCCAACGAGCAGGCCGATGAGATCAAGAAAGGCCTCCGCAATTTCAAGGATGTCATCGGCGCCGGTGGCGTCGGCTTTGCCGTCCTCGGTTTCTTCCGCGCCGTAGTCACCCACGCCCGCGAGTCCAAGGGCGCCGTCGATGAAAACACCGCCGCCGTCCAGCGCTTCGGCGCCGCCATGGAGCAGAATAAAAAGGAGGCCCTCGGCTGGGGCGCCCAGTTCCTCGGCACCCTCAACCGCGTCGGCGAGATCCTCGGCCTCATCGGCCGCATGCAGATCGAGGGCGGCCAGGGCTTCTGGAAGTCCCTCCTTTCCGGCGATGTCTCCGCCGCTCTTGGCTCCTACAAAAAGGCATATACCGATGTCACCCGCGAGCACCAGCGCGACGTCGAGCTTTCCAAGGAGGAAATCCGCATCGCCGCCGAAAAGCAGCAGTACGCCGCCGAGGATAAGCGCCTCCGCGATGAGGCCACCCGCCTCAACGAGCAGGAGCGCTCCTACTGGCTCGCCAACCTCACCTCCCAGGAGCGCGTCAACCAGCTCGCCAACGAGTACGCCGCCATCAATCGCCAGCTCGCCGATTTCCAAGGCACCGCCCTCGAGCGCCGCGAGAAGGAGAACGACCTCCGCAAAACCGGCCTCGCCCTTCTCCAGGCCAACCACGACCTCATCAAGGAGAACGCCCAGAAGGAAAAAGAGTCCGCTGCCGATGCCAAGCGCGCCGCCGCCGATCGCGAAAAGTTCCTCGATGATCAGGCCAAAAAGAATGAGGAAATCGCCAAGCTCCAGCTCAAGGGCACCGAGAACCTCACCGACGCCGAGAAGGTCCAGCTCGAGATCCTCACCGGCAAGCTCGACAAGCGCAAAGCCGAGGCCGAGATCGCTCTCCTTCTCGCCAAGGGCGTGGAAAACCTCACCGATGAGGAGAAAAAGCGCCTCGCCGCCCTTACCGGCCAGACCGCCCAAATCACCAAGCAGCTTGAGAAGGTCAAGGAGCAGGCCGCCGTCATCATGTCCATGAACGTCCGCGGCTTTAAGCAGTTCGGCGAAGCCGAGGATGATGCCCTTCGCGACCTCATCGCCAAGTCCAACTCCCAGATCCAGCGCAACCAGATCCTCCTTTCAACCAGCCCCGATAGCCTCACCACCCGCATGGATATCGCCCGCCTCCAGCAGGAGGCCGCCAATGCCGCCCAGGAGCTCGCCTTCCGCCGCAACTTCGAGCGCGACCTTGAGCTCGGCGGCGAGGAGCGCGCCCGCCGCAACTTTAAGGGCGATCCCCTCCAGTTTGAGGAGGTCCTCCAGCGCATGACCAACCAGTGGCAGAAGCAGGACAAGACCAACCAGCTCCTAGAGAAAAACAACCTCCATCTCCAAGCCGGCTTCACCCGCCTTGCTGAGCAGCTTAAGGCCTCCACCGGCCGCAACTGATCCTTTCCCATGAGCCAGAATCTCCCCTTCTTTCAGGACGGTTACTTCCCTCCCAGCGGCAAGGATATCACCGTCCGCTCCGTCCCCAAGTACCCCTTCCGCGATCGCCAGCTCCCCGATACCACCTCCCGTACCTTCGAACGCCTGTACCTCATCAACCCCGGCACCTACACCCCCCGTATCGCCGAGCGCACCATCGGCGTCCCCGATACCGATCCCGACAACGCCACCGCCTACCTCGCCGCCGAGACTGATCCCGAAAACTACAACACCACCCGCGGCCTTGTCCGCCGCACCTTCGCCCACATCCCAGCCGATCAGGTCTCCTACGGCTCCGAGTTTTTCTCCCGTCCCGCTCTTCACGATCTCAAGTCCGGCTCCTTCTACGCCGTCTCCTTCGACGATCTTCTCACCAGCCATCTCTTCGATGCCCGCAAGACCGCCTCCATCGGCGCTCCTGCCACCACCTACCTTACCCTCGGCAACCAGCTCGCCGTCCTCGCCCATCAGCAGGTCGAGATCACCCTCAACACCGGCACCTCCACCTTTTATCTCGACGATACTGACGCCACCATCAAGGACGCCCTCTCCACCGCCTGGACTGGCAATACCTCCGGCGCCGCCTTCTTCTACGTCGGCCGCTGGAAGTACGGCCTCCGCATCACTTGGGCCGGGGCCTCCGTCACCGTCCGTGCCATCAACCTCACCAGCACCGAGGTCGCCATTGGCGGCAACACCGTCACCTTTGGCACCGCCTCCAGCTTCGGCCCCGTCGAGATTGTCACTGCCCAGACCGTCCTCACCTCCGTCCGTCCGGTTTCTTCCGTTGGCCATACCGGCGTCGCCGGCAATCGCGTCGCCCTGTACAACAACGACCGTCTTGTCGCGCTCTCCACTGTAGCCGTCGCCACCACTGATGCCTTCACCATCCCCACCAAGGACCTTCCCGACAATGATGCCGTTGTCACCCACTGCGTTTTCGACAAGGATGGCTTCCGCGTAGTCAACGGCACCAAGTCCTGCAGCATTCGCGCAACCGAGAAGTTTTACCTCCCTGGCGTCACCACCGGCATCACCACCGGCGCCGATGTCCCCGGCGTCCCCGTCTACACCGATCCCCTTGCCTGGTTCGGCCGGCTCGTCGCCACCACCAAGTCCAGCGCCACTGCAACCGCTGCCACAGATCGCCTCGGCATTTCCACCCACGGCATGGCCACCGGAGATACCTTTTGGCTTGGCGCCATCGGTAGCGGTGCCGGCAACCTCGCCGTCCGCACCCAGTACTGGGCCATCTACGTCGATGCCAACAATATCAAGGTAGCCTCCAGTGCAGATAATGCCAAGGCCGGCACTGCCATTGATATCTCCAGTGATGGCACCGGCCTCACCGTCTACATCCCCACCCCCTGGCCAGACCTCACCGCCACCAAGCTCACCTCCTGGATGGGCCCCATCGTCTCCCGTACCGTCGAAGCCGTCCAGATGTCCGACGCCCTCGAAACCCGGCTCCCCGCCGCCTAAGCCCGGGTCCATTCAGTCCATCACGTCCATCCAGTCCATGGTTCGGGCCTTTGACACCGCCCCACCCATGAATGTCCACCCGCCTCAAGTTCCCCAAGGGCTCATCCTTTTCATTCATTCGCCAGTTCATCCGTGACGGCGATCCAGTTGATATCACCAGCGCCACCCTTTCCGCCTATCTCAAGTACTCCCCTGACGATGCCGACGTAGATGCCATCGCCACTCTCACCGTCGCCGTAGCCAATTCCACCCTCGGCATCGTCCGCGTAACCATCGCCGCCGCCGATACTGAGGATCTAGCCCGCTCCATCGAGTACTACTGGCGCTGCCAGGCTGATCTTGGTGGCGGCGATATCGTCACCCCCGAGGCCCTCCACGGCCCCGTCTCCCTCACTCCCGCCATTCAGCTCATCATCGCTGATCTGGCCGATGAGGAACTCGATGCTTCCGAGGCATCTGCGCTCACCCCCGCTCCCGGAAGTTTCCTCGGCATCCGCGCCGATCTCACCAGCGCCGCACTCCACAAGGCAGTCGTCACCGCCGGCCGCACCCCCCTCCCATGGGTCATCGCCACCCTTGAGTCCGGCACCTTCGTCACCTGGACCCTTCGCGCCCGCACCGTCGACGACGATCCTGTTACCTACCCCGACCAGTTCCGAGTCCCCGACGATTACCACGCCACCACCAACTACGTCATCTGGGTCCGCAGCTCCCTCACCTGATCCCCATGCGCCTTCTCCTCACATTTCTTTGCCTGGCGTTGCTGCCTTTCGTCCGTGCCCAGACGCCCACCACCGGCAACGTCACCGCCAACCGCAACACCGGCGCCCTCGTCAGCCCCACTGCGGCCCTCTTCGTCAGCGGCAACAGCCTCCTGACCACTTCCGCCGTCGCCGCCGCTTATCAGCCGCTCGATAGCGATCTCACCGCCATCGCGGCCCTCAGCACCACCAGCTATGGCCGCAGCGTGCTTGCCCTGGCTGATGCCGCCGCCGGGCGCACCCTCTTCGGTCTTGGTACCCTCGCCACCCAATCCGGCACTTACTCCGGCACCAGCAGCGGCACCAACTCCGGCGACCAGACCATCACCCTCACTGGTGATGTCACCGGCTCCGGCACCGGTTCCTTTGCCGCCACCATTCAGGCCAACTCTGTCGCCCTTGGCACCGATACCACCGGCAACTACGTCGCCACCATTGCCGACTCCGGGGCCACCGAGATCACCGTCGCCAATTCCGGCACGGAAAGCGCCGCCGTCACCCTGGCCATCGCTTCCTCCATCGCGCGCGATAGCGAGGTCACCTCTGCCATTTCCGGCCTTTCTTCAGTCTATCAGCCGCTCGACTCCGATCTCACCGCCATCGCGGCCCTCAGCACCACCAGCTACGGTCGCAGCGTCCTTGCCCTGGCTGATGCCGCCGCCGGGCGCACCCTCTTCGGTCTCGGTACCCTCGCCACCCAATCCGGCACTTTCTCCGGCACCAGCAGCGGCACCAACACCGGCGACCAGACCATCACCCTCACTGGTGATGTCACCGGCTCCGGCACCGGTTCTTTTGCCGCCACCATTCAGGCCAACTCCGTCGCCCTTGGTACCGATACCACTGGCAACTACGTCGCCACCATTGCCGACTCCGGAGCCACCGAGATCACCGTCGCCAATTCCGGCACGGAAAGCGCCGCCGTCACCCTGGCCATCGCTTCCTCCATCGCCCGGGATAGCGAGGTCACCTCTGCCATTTCCGGCCTCTCCTCAGTCTATCAGCCGCTCGACTCTGATCTCACCGCCATCGCGGCCCTCAGCACCACCAGCTATGGCCGCAGCGTGCTTGCCCTGGCTGATGCCGCGGCCGGACGCACCCTCTTCGGTCTCGGTACCCTCGCCACCCAATCCGGCACTTTCTCCGGCACCAGCAGCGGCACCAACACCGGCGATCAAACCACGATCACCGGCAATTCCGGCACCGCCACCATACTTCAGACCACCCATACCATTGGCGGATCGAACTTCAACGGATCGCAGGATGTCACCAGTTTCCCTTCACCTGGTGCGATTGGTGGAACCACTCCCAGCACGGTAGCGGCTACCGCAATCGGCATTGGCACTGCGCCATCTACAGACAGTAAAATCAACATCACGTCTAATACGTCGAGCGCGACCCCGACAGGCGTATGGATTCAGTCTGCGCTTCAGAGTAGCGCGACGAGCTACTATTACAGCTTCCTGTCGTATCCGTCCGTCGTGGATGCCGCGTTTACCCTGCCATCCCTCGTTCACTTTTCCGCGTTTCCGTCTTCTTTTGGCGCGGGCGCAACGGTTTCAGTCCAGACCGGATTCGAGGCAACTTCGTCATTAACCGGCGCCGTTCTAAATTACGGTTTTCGTGGCCGCATCGATGAGCAATCTGGCTGCTACAATCTGTATCTGGATGGCACCGCTCAGAACTACCTGGCGGGGGCTACCAGAGTTGCCAACTCACTGACCAGTTCATCACCCACTGGTGGCCTCGGTTACTCCACCGGCGCCGGCGGCACGGTCACCCAAGGCACCAACCGCACCACTGGCGTCACCTTGGACAAGGTCAGCGGCGAAATCACCCTCGTCTCTGCTGCGGGCTCGGCTTCGTGGCAGAGCTTCACCGTCACAAACAGCACAGTCGCCGCCACTGACCGCATCATCCTAAACCAAAAGTCTGGCACCGACCTCTACCTGCTGCATGTCACCGCGGTCGGGTCGGGCAGCTTCCGCATCACCTACGCCACTACCGGTGGCACTACCACAGAGCAGCCCGTCATCGGCTTTACCGTCATTAAGTCCGTCACCTCCTGATTTTCCTCCCATGAAATCCGCCCTCCGCCTCATCTCCCTCCTCGCCGCGTTCTTCGCCTTGATCGCGCCAGCCCGCGCCGAGGTCTCCCTCGTCTCCCCCATCACGATCTCCATCACCTCCGTCGATGCCACCACCGGCACCGCCCTCCAGATCGTCGATCTTCAGGGCATCGGCGCCACCGGCTACACCTCCAAGGACAAGCTCGCCGTCGAGGTCTCCATCCTCACCAACGACACCGCCCCCGGCGCCAACCGCACGGTCACCGTCTACTACGCCTTCGCCACGGCTGATGCCCTCACCGCCGCCCAGATGGCCACCGCCGCTTCCAACCAGGTCCTCGCCGTCGCAAACTCCACCGAGGTCACCCGCGTCTACACCCTCCCCGTCGTCTACATCAGCGGCCGCTACCTCTACCTCTGGCTCGACCACACCGCCCGCGACGCCGGCTCCACCCTCGACCTCTTCGTCCGCGTTCTAGGTGTCGGCCGCTAAAGTCCATTCCGTCCATCGCGTCCATCCAGTCCATTTCGTCCATGAAAACCCTTCGCCTTTTCTCCACCTGGCTGGTCCTCGCCGCTCTTTGTTCTGCGCAGCCTACCCCCGTCTCAGGCGGCGGTGATTCACTCCCATCCCAGTCCGGCAACTCCGGCAAATTCCTGAAAACCGATGGCACCACCGCGGCCTGGGATACTCCGGCCGGCGCCGGTGATGTAGTGGGCCCAGCCAGCGCGACTGATGGCGTGCCTGCGCTATTCGACACAACGACCGGCAAGCTGCTCAAGAACAGCACGCCCACCGGCACTGGCAACCCAGTGCTGGCAACTTCGCCAACGCTTGTCACACCCGCCCTCGGTACGCCATCCGCTTTGGTTCTAACCAATGCCACAAACCTGCCCACCGCCGGGCTCGTAGATGCCGCCGTGTCCCTGGCCAAGATGGCGAATCTTGCGCAAGATCAGTTTATCGGGCGCACCACCGCCTCCACTGGCGTTCCTGAGACCGCCACAATCACGGCCTCCGCCCGCACTGTGTTGGATGATACAAGCGTTTCAGCCATGGTCGACACGCTTGGCGGGGCGAGTGCAACCGGCTCGGGCGGAATTGTCCGGGCAACTTCCCCGACCTTGGTGACCCCCGCCCTCGGCACGCCTTCCGCCCTGGTTTTGACCAATGCCACCGCGCTCCCGGCCGCGCAGGTTGTAGCGGGTGCCCTTGCCTCGGGCATGACTGCGACCACGCAAACCGCCGCCGACAACTCAACCAAGTTGGGCACCACCGCCTACACGGATACGGCAATCACCAACAGTCTGACGGCTACGGCCACGCTCACCAATAAGCGCCTCACCTCCCGGGTAACCACGATTACCAGCAATGCCACGCCCACGATCAATACGGACAACTGTGATGCCGTCACCATCACAGCGCTCGCGGCAGACATCACATCGGTATCGACCAACCTGACCGGCACCCCCGCAAATTTCGACATGCTCATCATCCGCATCAAGGATGACGGCACCGCCCGCGCGATCACCTGGGGTACTTCTTTTGAGGCCTGTGGTGCCGCGCTGCCCACCACCACGGTTCTCGGCAAGCGCCTTTACGCTCTCTTCATCTGGGATTCGGTCACCAGCAAGTGGGGCTGCGTTTCCACTGCCCAAGAGAGCTAAGCCATGAGAGCCCTCGCCATTGCACTTGCGCTGCTGATGCCGCTCCCACTCGCGGCCCGCGCTCGTTTTATCGTTTGGAGCAACACCGTCCAAACGCCGGCATATTTTGGTCACGTTCAATCCGATGGATCGCCGCCCGCCGGCTACACGTTCGATTTTTACGGCGCCCGCACGTGGTACAACAACACCGCGGTTACCACTTATACTTGCCCAGGTACCGGTAGTCGAACGCTGGAAAAACTTGGGCTTTATGCCAAGACCCGCGGCTCCCCGCATGGCAATGTCCGGTTGGCTGTCTATGACACCTCGCTAAATTTGATCTGTGAGGGAAGTGCCGAGATACTCATCAATTCAGCAACGGAGCAGTGGTGGGACCACGTTGCCTTCACAGGTACGCCAACGCTCACCGGCGGGACTAATTATATAATCGCTGCCAGCATTGACAGCTCACTCATCAGCTACGCTTACACCTCTGTAACCAATGCATCAAAAGCCCTGTCCTCCACGGATTATACGGGCGGTTATCCTGACCCCATTGGCGCAGGCTCGACGGATTCAATCAAGCTAGCCGTCCGTGCTTATGTGACCGGAGGCGGCGGTGGCGGCGGCGGTGGCGGTGAACCCACCATGGAAGTCTACTACGTGGATCCATCGGAATCTGGCAGTTCGCAAACTGGCACAACGGAAGAGCCTTATCTTTCCCTAAACGCCTGCCTCGCGGCTAAGTGTAACAAGACCTTCACACTCCCCATCCAAATCCGTTGCCGCACCAGTGGCAGCACGGCTGACACCGTGCGAGTCTATGACGGTGCGCTCGGTCAGTTTGTGGCCAGTGCAGACAACTACCTCGAGATCGTCGCTGAGACCGGCCACCGCGCCGGCACGGTGTGGGATGCCACCAAGTATCATCTTACCCCCGCGTTTATCCCGGGAAGTGGTGCCGGCACGGCTCTTGCGCTGAACCATAACTACATCCGGATCGATGGCCTGCAAATAGGTATCTCTTCTATATCCGGGCAGTCTGGCGAGGCTGCGGAACTCTGTTATCTCGCACAGGCCAGCACAGGCTACATGGCGAATTGTCTGATCAAGGGCAGCAACGTCTCCAACTCGGGCGCGAACAACATTCTGCGCGGCATCTCTTCGATTAACGGCATCAACGTCTACAACACGATCATCGACATTCGCACCAGCCACGCCGGCAACCAAGGTGTGAAAAACCACAGTGACAGCAATCTGTACAGCTGCACGATCATGGCCGGAGCAGGTACGGCGGTCGATGTCGCGGACAACAGTCACATCGTCGCCAAGAACTGCTACATGCAGGGAGACTATCTTTCATTAGCGGTCACGGCGACGAATAGCACCCTGACCCAGACCACCTGTGCCACTTCAGATACCCTGAGCACCGTGTCGGGCCTGCGGAGCATCGCGGTCAATACGACGAACTTTACCAACGTCACCGCAAACAGTGAAAACTGGAGCCTGCCTTCAGGCTCGGCCTTGATCGACGTGGGTACAGATACATCGGGCGATGCAGCCCCGTTTAATTTCACCACCGACATCGATGGAGATACCCGCTCGGGAACTTGGGACATCGGAGCGCACGAGTATTAAGCCATGATCGCCGCTCTCATCATCCTTTGCGCGGTCATTCTCCTGGACTCCGCCCTCGTCTTCGCCGCCGTCTGCCTGGCCGCGCGCCACAATCCACGGCGCCCTTGGCCCTGATCCCATGCGCTCCGCCCTCAGATCGCCCACGGCGCCCATCTTCTTCGTCCTCCTCGGCATCTTCGCCTTTGCGCTCTGGGGCTGCGCTACAGCCCCAGACACCGTCCATATCCCCCGCGCCCCCGAGTGGCAGGCACCCACCGATACCCGCGTCTTCAACTTCCTCCAGGTTGCAGTCGAGATCCAGCGGCTGCGTCCCGGGATCCCCGTCCAGTTCGCCGACAACGCCTACACCCTCGTCTCCCGCCCCTGGCTCGATCGCTACCTCGCGTGGACGCTGGCCGTCGCCCAAGCCACCGGCACCGCCTATACCCCGAACTCCTTCGACTGTGAGGAGTTCTCCATCGGCTTCTATTTCTTCGCCACGCGTCAGGCCGCCAAGGCTGGCGTCCAAAGCTCCCCTTTAATCCTGCGCCTGGTTGTCGAGAAGCCCGATCGCACCCGGCACAACCTCGATGCCGTCGCCACCGATGCCGGCATCTTCATCGTCGAGCCCCAGCCGGCCGACGTGCGCCTCATCCCGTTCGCCGAGTATCAACCCCGGATCCTCGCCGTCACCCTCGGCGACTTTAACCCCCGATGAAAACCGACTCCGACAAAGTCACCGGCACCGTCTGGCTCGTCCACGGCTTCAACGTCAGCGACGGCGGCTCCGGCAGCATCGCCCGCCTCCGCCCCTTCCTCGAGGCCGCCGGCTTTGAAGTGAAGCTTTTCCGCTACGGCTGGACTGCGCTGCTGATGATCCTCCCCATCACCGCCCGCCTACTCAATCGCCGCCTCGCCCGCCTCCTCGCCGATGTCATCGATGCCGGCGACATCGTCATCGGCCACAGTAACGGCGCCTGCATCGCAAAGCTCGCCGCCGATCTCGGCGCCCCCATCGGCCAGCTCATCCTCATCAACCCCGCCCTAGACGCCGATGTCACCTTCGCGCCCCAAATCGGCCGCATCCAAATCTGGCACTCTCCCTCGGATCGCCCCGTAGCCATCGCCCGCATTCTCCCCCGCCACCCCTGGGGCGATATGGGCGCCATCGGCTACCGCGGCAGGTACGATCCCCGCGTCGCCTCCTACAACAAGGAGAATGGTTTCCCCATCAGCTCCCGCGAGCACAGCGATATCTTCAAGCCCCACCTCCTTTCATTCTTTGGTCCGTTAATCGTCCGCAAAATCCTCGAACAACTATGAAAGCCAAGCTCCTGATTATCTCCTCCCTCATCATTTTCGCTGGTCTTATTTCCGGCTGCCAGTCCACCGCCAGCTTCTCCCAAAAACTCGCCGAGCTCGAGAAACTCGGCGTCACCGAGGTCGAGATCACTGGCAAGTTCAGCCACACCAAGTTCACCAAGGCCACCGTCGACGGCAAGGTTGTCTCCATTTTCGACCACAACAACACCTGGATCCCCCGCGTCCGCATCGTCCGCGAGACTCCCGCCCAGTAGCCATGCCCCTCCGCCTCCGGCTCCTCTGGCATTTCCTCGCCGCCCTCTTCCGCCGCGCCCGCAGCCAGTCTTCCGCTCTCGCCGCCGCCCAGAAAGGCCTAGATCGCCCCAAGCCCTGAGAGTCCATCGCGTCCATTCCGTCCATCTAGTCCATCCCGTCCATGTCCGGCCCCAACACCGAGCCCCCCTTCGATCCTCACCGCTTCGATCCCCGCTCCCCTGACGCCATGTTCGCCACCATCCTCGCCAAGCTAGAGGAGCACGGCGCCAAGGCTGACTGTATCCTTGAGCAGGTACAAAAGACCAATGGACGCGTCACCACCCTCGAGCGCTGGCGCGACATCATCACTGCCAAGACCGCCGTCATCAGCGCCGTCCTCTCTTTTGCAATCGGCATCGCGCTCAAGTTTTTTCTCGGATGAGCACCGGCCGGCGCCAACTAGTACCCCCGCTCCGCACCGTTCTCGCCACCAAGCAGCTCAAGGATGCCCGTAACGAGCGCGAGGCCATCCGCCAGCAACTCGTCCAGACTGTTGAGGCTCTTGAGCGTACCCGCCGAGCCAAAGCTCCCCGTGTTCCCAAGCACCAAGCCCGCCGCCGCCTCAAGGGTGACCGTGTCCGCATCTGCGCCGGCGATCTTCACGGTATGAAGCGCGAGCCCAAGGCCGTCGCTGCCTTCCTTCACGACGTCGCCCAGCTCAATCCCCACGAGATCATCCTCGGTGGCGATATCGTCGATTGTGGCGGCTTCCTCGCCCAGCATCACACCCTCGGCTACGTCGCCGAGACCGACTATTCCTACGAGGAGGATACAATCGCCGGCAACCAGTTCCTCGATTCCCTCCAGCGCATCGCCGCCAAAGCCCGCTTCGAATACCTTGAAGGCAACCATGAGCGCCGCGTCGAGACTTGGGCCGTCACCCAGGTCCTCCGCCATGCCCGCGATGCCGAGCTCCTCCGCCGCGCCGTCGCCCCTGAATTCCTCCTCGATCTCAAGGCCCGCGATATTCCCTACCGCCGCCTCTCTGTTTGCTACGACGGCCTCGATGTCCCTGGCGTCATCAAGCGCGATGCCTGCTATTACTTCCACGGCATCACAACCAGCAAGCACGCCGCCGCCCTTACCCTTCTCCGTACCTCCGCCAACTGCGTCTTCTTCCATACCCACCGTGCCCAAAGTGATATCCAGCGCCGTGTATCCGCCGGCACCATTGGAGCCTGGAATCCCGGATGCCTCTGCGCCCAGCAGCCACTCTGGCAGCATGGCGCCCCCACCGATTGGACGAATGGTTACGCCGTCCAGTTCGTTACCCGCACCGGGAAATTCCTCCACATCAACGTTCCCATCCTCGATGGCACTACTCTGCTTTCCTCCCTATTAGGTCGCTGATCAGTTATGAAATCCCTCAAGGCTGCCCTCGCTGCTCGTCGAATTCAGACCGTTCCGCCCGGCTGGAAAAAAGCCCAGGCATTTGCCCGCGCCAACGGCTACGGCACCATCGGCGGACAATTCAGCCATGATCTCAATGAAGCCATGAAGGCCGGCCTCGTCCGCAAAAAAAATTTCCTAGTTATGACCTCCCGCGGTGTCTACCCCACTCCCCACTACCTCCGCGTAAAATAGCCCCCGTCCATCAAGTCCATCATCATGGAGTTTGCCATGATGTCAGCCGGCCGTCCCTGAAGTACACGTACACTCCCGCTGGATATACCCACTGCTCAGTGCTGCCATAGCTTCCGCCGCTTTTGTTTTTGCGGATTGGCTCACCCCAGGCCCGGGCGGCTTCTTCCGGCGTCATGCCTACCCTGATCTTTTTTTCCTCGATCGCCTGCTCCACCTCTTTTGCATCCTGCTCAGCCAATAACTGCCGCGCTTGAGACTTTAGCTGTTCCAATCTTTCGCTCGCTGCCGCTTCTTCTTTAGCTGATTCGAATGTTTTTTGATAGGAGACCAAGTCCTTCCGTGATGACTCAGCCATGCTGTCCAGCCGAAAAGGATCAATTCCCCCCGCGTATTTCAGTATCACGCGCCCTGGCTCATAACGGACTATCTCAACTTTTCGGAGCACCGTCCCGCTTTTGAGAGTGATTTCAGTTGGCGCTTTTTTTGTTTCCTCCGCTGTCACCAGCGTCACCATTGCCAACAACACCCCGATCAATTTAAGGAATTTCATGGGGCCAAATTTAAGCCGGTGTTTTGCCACCATTTCAAGCATTCACACCATGCAGCTCGGCGATGGCAGCACTGCCTCCAACCGACAACACATTCGCCCCGCTAGTTTGACCGGGCACGGCTCCAATTCACCCTGCGGAATCTCCGGAAAGAGGAGTAGCTGACCCGGAGTGCTTCCGCGGCTTTTTCGCCGCAGGGCTTTTGGGCGGCAGTTTTGCCGTTTTCGCTCCGAATGGGGGATCAGGAAGTAACACACCTTCGGGTGGAATACTTTCACCCCTGGCCAGCACAAAAATTCGTAGAGGCAGCGTTATGGCCTCCGATCGTTTCCACTCTTTGGCTAACGCAAGTAATGAAAGGCGGCCTAATGTACCCAGCGACAGTCCAACATCCTTGGACATATCTTCGACCGCCTTCATATCCCCATCCTCTAGTCGCACCATTACACTGTTCGATTTTTTCTCTTTGGCCACCCACTCACAAAAACAAAGTAGATACTAAAGGTAACTTTGTTCTTGATTTCTAACGTTACGTTACGTAACGATTGTAATCATGAGCGATGCGGAAAAGAAAACCCAACCGATTCTCCTTCGTTTACCCGCCTCCCTTGAAGGCCGTCTTAACACCCAGGCTGAACGCAAACACATTGGCCGGCAGGACATCATCCGCCTCGGTCTCGATGAGATCCTGACCAAGTTTGAGCAGGAGCAGCCCCCGTCCGACATTACCCCTGCTGAGGCCGCTGCGCTGTCTCAGGCCCGATCCCTCGGCATTAACCCCCTTGCCTGCCTCACCGCCGCCGTCGAGGCCCATTTGGCCGCCAATAGCGTCTCCCCCATCGGTACGTCCACCGTGGCCTGACCTTCCTTTCCATATCCAGCAAGCCCCCAGAAACCCGTCAGCATGATCACAATGAACCCGACAGTCATCACACACCAAGTCAGTCCGCTTCGCATTCTGCGGGCGCTTTGCTTCCGCCTCCGAGGACTTAACCCCCACGACATGGTCCCCACCATCATCGAGCACCAGTGCGACCGCGAGGCCGCCGCCCTCGGCACCGTTGCCCGCGAGACCACCCGCATCGAGACCGGCCTCGATCGCGCCGCCAAGCGCCTCCACGCCGCCCTCCATGACGACCAGACCCCCGGCATTATCACCCTCGACGAGGCCCGCCAGGTAGCCCGCACCCTCGTCGGCACCAAAGGCGTCGCCGCCCAGCACCGCCAACACCTCGAGCACCTCGCTCGCTAACCCCTTTTTTTGAAAACCCATATCAGGGAATCGCTGATCGCAGCATCAGGCACGCCCCTACCTCCGTTTTAGCCATGAAAAAACAACAAACACACTATCGCCAGGGGGATGTCCTTATTGAGCGCATCGCCCTTTTGCCCGCCAACCTCAAGCCGCTCCCCCGCGAGCACGGCCGCGTCATTCTCGCCCACGGTGAGGTGACAGGCCACGCCCACGCCCTCGAGGCTCCGCACTGCGAGCTCTTTGCCAGCGAGGCCGAGGCTGGTGTCACCTTCCTCGAAGTCCGCGAGGCCGTTGCGGCGCTCAAGCATGACGAGCATGCCACCATCAATCTTGCCCCGGGTGCCTATCGTGTCACCCGCCAGCGCGAGTATTCTCCCGAGGCCATCCGCAACGTCGCTGACTGATCGGCAACCTCCAACGACTTAAGCGATGATCACCAAACTCCCCAAGAAACTGGCTGAGCAACTTCCCGCCATTCGGGACAAGTGGCTCGCGATCGGCCTGTCCACCGAGCCCATTGATCGTACCAAGGTCGAGGCCGCCCTCACCAAGGTCTACGCCGTGGTTGATAAACCACGGCCGAAGTACGTCATCCTCCTGCGCAGCCCTCGCGAGGTCGCCTACGCAGTTGCGCTTTTGCGAAGCAAAAGCGCTCGCGTTAAAAACAGCGTCCGCGCTCAGGTCCTCGCTCAGGTCCGCGCTCAGGTCAGCGCTCAGGTCCTCGATCAGGTCCGCGATCAGGTCAGCGATCAGGTCCGCGCTCAGGTCAGCGCTCAGGTCCTCGCTCAGGTCCTCGCTCAGGTCAGCGCTCAGGTCCTCGCTCAGGTCATCGCTCAGGTCCGCGATCAGGTCAGCGCTCAGGTCCTCGCTCAGGTCCGCGCTCAGGTCAGCGATCAGGTCCGCGATCAGGTCGGCGATCAGGTCTGCGGTCAGGTCAGCGCTCAGGTCAGCGCTCAGGTCAGCGCTCAGGTCGCGATCAGGTCCGCGATATCATCAACAGTTGGTTCTGGTGGGGCTTTGGGCAGTTCCAGGCATGGTGGGCCTCCTACTACGAAGTAGCTGCAGGCCTTGGCATCGACACGGCCAAGCTCGATGGCAATATCGCACTTACTAAGTGCGCCGGCTGGTCAGTCTTGTTCTGGGACTGGGCCTTTGTTTCCGAGCGCCCAAGCATCATCAAGCGCGACGACCGCAACCGGCTGCATTCTGAAAATGGCCCGGCCCTTGCCTATCCCGATGGCTTTACCATTCACGCCATCCATGGGGTACGTGTCCCGGCCGACGTCATCGAGCAGCCCGCCTCCATCACCATCCAGCGCATCGAGAAGGAGACCAATGCCGAGATCCGCCGCGTGATGATCGATCTCTATGGTCAGGCACGTTATTTGATCGACGCCCGCGCAGATCAAATTCACGCCGACGACTACGGTACCCTGTATCGAAAGGAAGTCCCAGGCGATGAGCCCATCGTCATGGTCAAGGTCGTCAATTCTACGGCTGAGCCCGATGGCACCTTCAAGGATTACTTTCTTCGCGTCCCGCCTGACATTACCACCGCCCGGGGAGCCGTTGCCTGGAGCTTCGGTAAAACCGCCGCGGATTACGCTCCGGCCGTCGAAACATGATTCGCTGCGAAGTCGATCTTTTCGGCATACCGTTGCCGCCGCCGGCCCTCTATCGCAAGGATGGAGGACTCCGGCGCGCGGGTTATGCCGCCAAGCCTGGCACCGGTCCTAAGGGGCAACGCTGTAACACTTGCCGCTGGGCCATGAAGGTACTGCACCGCGGCATCCGTTCTCACAAGTGCGAGCTTCAGGCCGCTCAGTGGTCCGGGGCACCATGCACTGATATCAAACCCGGCGCCCCGGCCTGCAGTGAATGGCAGCGCAAACAATGGAAAGTCGCTCGCAGTAACCATCCCACCCATGCCTAGCATCGAGAAATTCTGCCCCAACTACGCAAGCCTCGCCGCTGCCACCGGCATGAGCGAATGGACGCTCAAGTGCATGCGCGCCGCCAGCCAAAGCACACCAGACAATCCCTTTTGCGGGAAGGGTGCCTACCCCTCCGACATCCGCCGCTGGCGACGCGAGCACCGCGACTGGCAGCCCTCGCAGGTCTGGCCCCGCACTAAAACGCCGGATGACCAAAGTTCAGCTTTGCCACCACCGGCGCCAGATCGGCCGGTTTCAGCTTCTGGTAAATCTTGTGGACGATCCGCGACGAGTGCGCCGCGTAAGCCATCGCCTGCTGCTCCGGCACTCCTTGCCGCGCCATCTCTGTGATCACCGTCACCCGCGTCGCATGAAACGTAGTATGACCCAGCCCCAGCTCCTTCCGCAGCTCCCACCACAGCTTAGCCGCCATCCGCGGCATGATGCAGGTTCGCTTGGCCTTGGCCTCGCGCAGTTGTCGGATCAGCGGGATCAGCGCATCATGCAGCCGACTGCTCACCAGCTTTTCCTGGCCGTTGCGTCCCTTCGTCCGCCACATGATCGTCTGTTTCTCCTCGTCTATCCACTCCATCGGCATGGACGTCGCCCGCAGTCGGATCGATTGGTGCAGCGCGATCTCGAAGGAGACTGTCATCCACCGCTCAGTGATTGGCAGGCTCCCCTCCTTCACTCGCAGCGCCGCTCGAATCTGCTCAATCTCTTCCGCCGTCAAGGCCTGCTTTTCCTTCACTGGGTCGCGAAACACGCCCATCTTCTCGCACGGATTAGCCAGCGCAAAGCCCCGCCGCATCGCTTCGCGCATGATCACGCTCATCACCCGCAAGTCAGCCAGCGCAGTGTTCCGGCAGGCTTTGCCCCCATGCACGCGCGGCCGGCTTGTGCGCCAGGCGATGAAGCCCAGCGCGTCGTTGTAGGTCAGCCGCCCCGGCGTGAAGATCTTCAGCTCTGTCAGGTAGCTGTGCAGTTGAGCCCAGGCGCCCACGTACCGCAGGTGAGTCAGTGGAGATTTACCGTAGCGCTGATCCAGAAACGTCCGCACCCAGGATGTCCACCCTTCACCCCGTCGAACGGTCACGTTTTGGGCATACTCGATCGCCTTCATTTCACCCAGTCTCACTGCCCGTCTGTGGCCGCCTGGATCGCTGATCAGGTAGTCGGTGGCTATCTTCACCCACTTACAGGTGTCTGGGTCTTTATACTTCAGGAACCAAGCCTTGCGCCCCGGAAGCTGGAACACGGAAAAGCCCTTCATGCGTGAGACCAAGCGAGCCCACGCCCAGCAACCGCGTCAACCCCTTTCCCTCTACACAGCCCCATGAAACAACCGATTACCACCCCAACCCCTTCGCGCCGGTTCAATTCCGGCCCGCGCCTCCATTCTGCAAAAGCAGAGTGTGACCAAGTTGAGACCAAGGTTTGGGGGCGATTGGCCTTTATTTGCGGCCTGAAGAGGCTGGCACGGTGGCTGGCGGTCCTGCTTGGACTGCGGCGTGCAGAGATGAAGGTGGTCTGCGCCTGGTGCGTACCGCACCGGCTGCTGGGCACCAAGGAGTGCGACTGGAGCCAAGCTGGCACGGAAACGCATTCGATCTGCCCTGCCTGCCGGGATCTGCACTTCCCGCCGGCTCCTCGGCCACTGTTTCCCCCGTCGATCACGTCTGAAAACTTGATATGGGCGCTCGCCGAGTCTGGTGAAAAAACCAAACAGGTGCGGGATCAAATCCGCGCTGAGGTAAGGCGGAGGGGATATCGCCAAATAATGGAGGAGTCCCGGCAGGTTTACAAGGAGGCCGCTGTTATGGTCGAAAAGACGCAGGGCGAAGGGAGGGCGTCATGAGCTCGATCTGGCAGACAAAGACTTGCGCTCATCGGTATCGGCGGATGACGGCGGCCCGGAAGGCAAACCGGGGGCTGTATAAATCGGCCCAGATGTTCAATGAGGCCTTCGATAAGGTCTTCTGCGAGAAGCGGCCTTGGATGCGGTGGGAGAAGGAAGTGGCCTTCGGGGGGACGTTTGGGCGCCGGCCGCAGGCCGGTAAGGAACTGCAGCGCCGGGTGGCAAAGCTGTACCTCTCGATCGAGAAGCCGGCGCGCGGAGTGCTGAAGGAGATGGCGGCCTCGAATGGGCTGAACCTGGCAAACCTTTACGCGGCGGTATCGTGCGAGCGTCGGCGGCAACGGCTGGCAAAGGAAAGGACGGCCGCATGAGTGCCCAACTGATGGCAATCCTGCTCTGGGCGATGTCCCAGGTGGAGACAGGCGGCAATCCCCATGCCCGGGGCGCAGCGCATGAGCGCACGGCCTGGCAGGTAACGCCGGCAGTGCGTGCGCTGTACCCGGCCGACTGGACGGATGAACAGGTGGCGGTGGCGCACCTGCGGAAGCTGGAGCGGGCGCTGCGAAGCCATGGTGTTGAGCCAACGGCACGGAATCTGGCGCTGGCATGGAACGCGGGGCTGACGGCAACGGTGGAGCGGCGGGCCTCGGTACGGAAGCGGGATCACGCGGATCGGGTGGACAACCTTTTCAAGGAAGCAACCAACCAATGAACACAATCACACAAGCCACCGCAGAGCTGGTGGGAATGTCGGAGAGCGCCGTGGTGCGAATCGTCGGAGAGGATCTCCAGCGGCTGGTGCGTGAGATCGACAACGAGGAGATGGAGTACGGCACGCACTGGAAATGGGTACAGGGCCGGACGTTTTACCTGCCGGCGGGACTGGATGTGCTGGTGGATCAACTCAACGAGCGGGGCCAGCGGCCGGCTGCACTGGCACTCAAGATTGAGCGTGACCGCCTGACGGAGGCACAGAACAAGGCCCGGTTCTGGTGGCAAAAGGAGGAAGCATCATGAGCCGCAAGATCGAGTTCGACCGCTCGACGACGACGGTGCTGGGGCGGCCGGTGGACTTTGTCCGCCTGGATCAACCGTCTGGAGGCTTCGTCTACTGCGGGCGGGTGGACGGTGGCTCGCTGGAAATGTGGACGGAGCAGGGCCGGTGGCGGGAGGACGCTTCACCGCATCCGCTAGACCTTGCCCTGGTGGCTCAACGCTGAGGATTCCCACGATGAGCAAACCCGAAACCCCACAGAAGGCAGAGCAAGAACATCTAGACGCGGTGCGCGAGGTTTTGGCGCGGGCCTACCGGCGCAACGGGGGCGAGCCCTCGGCAGTGGATAACCACACGCCGCTGGATGCTTTGCTGCAGCAGGAAGATGGGGTGCCGGATGATTTTTACGCGGCGGGTGTGGACATGCTCCGGAGGTTTTTGGGCTGGGTGTTTGAGCAGGGCCCGCACCCGGCGAGCGTGACGCAGCGCATCTACTCGGTGACGAATGCAGTGTGCCCTGAGCTGCTGCTGAACATGAGCGGCGAGGAGATCGCGGCGCTCTTTGGCCAGGGCCGGGCCGCCGAGAGCGCTCGGACGATCATGCTGAACAAGAAACTGAAGAGCGTGGGATTCAAGCACACAACTTTCCGGCACCAGAAGAGCGAGACGGCACGGAAGCGCATGGCGCTCTCGGCACTCGGCAATCGCAACCGGCGCAAGAGCCGGAAGAGCACCGCGGCGTAATTTCCAATCCAACCCAAAAAACCCATGAGCCCTGTCACCGCCACCAACATCGTCTCCCTTCGCCTGAATGAAATTATGCCGTCGCCGCTGAATCCGCGTCGGCACTCCCACGCGCAACTCACGGAGGCACAGCTCCGGCCGCTGGGGGAATCGCTGCTGAAGGGCGGGCAGTGGGAATTGATCACGGTGCGCCCGCACTCGAGTGGGAAGTTTGAACTGGTGAACGGTGAGCGGCGGTGGCGCGCGGCGCTGCTGGTGAAGCTGGCGAGCCTGGAGGCCCGGGTGGAGCAGTTCAGCGATGCTCAGGCGCTGGACATGATGCTCGCGACGGGTGGACAGGACCAGCCGCTCTCGCCGATGGCGCTGGCGCATGGCTTCGCCGAGCGCATGGCGATGGATGGGCTGACGCAGACGGCGCTCGCGGAGCAACTGGGGGTGGACCGGTATTTGGTTCACTGTCATGTGGCATTGCTGGAGCTACCGGAAGAGATGCAGACGGCAGTGGATGAGGGCCGGGTGGCCTTGCGGACGGCCTACGTGGTGGCGATGCTGCCGGGTGAGGCGGATCGGGCGGCATTGGCAAAGGAAGTACTGCACCCGGTGACGCAGGAAGAGCCGCTCTCGATCCGCGCGGCGGAGCTGCTCCGGGCGGCAAAGTATTCACGGAGCCTGGCGAATGCGCCTTTTGATCCGAAGGATGCGAAGCTGGTGCCGGATGCCGGGGCCTGCTCGAGCTGCCCATGGCGAGCCGGCAACAATCCGGAGGCCTACGGTGAGACGGATCGGGCGCAGAAACACACCTGCATGAAGCCGGAATGCTTTGAGACGAAGCTGCAGGCGGTGCGTGAGCGGATCGCGGCGAAGTTCAAGCTGGAAGGAGTGGAGCCACTCTCAGCGGGTGAAAATGAGGAGGCCTTTCCGCGCGGGCAATCAGGCCTGAGCCACAAGGTGGCGCTGGTGGAATGGTCGAAGCCGGTGCCGGCGGACCTGCTGAAGACGGAAGTGGCGGCGAAGGGTGCGCCGAAATGGGAGGACATTTGCGGCGGCGACAAGGCGGAGGTGGTGGTACGGGTGGGTTTCGACCAGCAAAACCGGCCGGTGCGGCTAGTGCGGGTATCTGAGGCCGTGATCGCGGCCGATGAGAACGAGCGGGCGATCTTTAACGAAGAGACGCGCGTGCGGTACGGGCTGGCGAATCAGTCGGCCCGGGTGGGAGCGCCGGCGCCGGGCCAACGCGCCACTGGTGGCACATCGAAGGCTGAACCGGAGCCGAAAGCGTCAGTTGTGGCCGGTGAAACGGAGACTGTGACGCTTCCGCCGGGGACGAAATATGTGGAGGAACCGGACGCCCGGGTGTCAGCTCTGCAGGCGGAACTGGCTTGCGTGGGAGAGCTCCTCCGCGACGTAGCTGAGAGCGTATGGCCGCACCTGGTGGTGGCGCTCAGGATCGACGTGGAGGCCTCGCTGGGGCGGCTGGGGATCAAGCTGAAGGTGCCGGAGACGGCGCTTGCCCCGGTGCCGGGCGATGACGCGGAAGCGATCGAGAAACTACGCGCCGAGGTGGAGGAGGCCTTCGTGGCGGCCGGCCTGATGACTGACGAGACGCGGGGCCGGGTGTGTCGCGTGGCGGTGCGCGGCGCCAAGGATTGGCCGACGCTGAAGGATGAGGCTGGGCTGCGGAAGCTGGTGAAGTTCCTGAAATCGAAGAAGGCCGCGGTGGTGGCGCCGAAGGAGGAGGAGTGACGATGGGCCAGAACTCACACATCGAATGGTGCGACCACACCTTCAACCCATGGGAAGGTTGCACGAAGGTCTCACCCGGCTGCGCCCACTGTTACGCCGAGGCGCGGAACAAGCGCTGGGCTGGTGGGGCGAACTGGGGCAAGGGCGCCCCGCGCCGGCGGACCTCAGAGGCCAACTGGCGGCAGCCGTTGAAGTGGAATAGAGATCAAGCCAAAGTGATCGCCACTTGCGGCGGCGACATGCGTGCTGAGGAGTATCGTAATCCCCGCGTGTTCTGCGCTTCTCTGGCCGACTGGCTGGATGACGAGGTGCCGATTGAGTGGCTGGCAGACCTGCTCGAACTGATTCGCAGCACGCCGAACCTTGACTGGTTGCTGCTCACCAAGCGCCCGGAGAATTTCCGCGCCCGCGTGGGTGCCTTCGCTGAAAAGGTTTCTGCATCGATGGAGCTTCAAGGATGGGTCTATGAATGGTTCCACGGATTCCCGCCCGTGAACGTCTGGATCGGAACAACCGTCGAAGACCAGAAGCGCGCGGACGAGCGGATCCCGCTTCTCCTTCAGATCCCGGCCAAGGTGCTGTTTCTCTCCTGCGAGCCGTTGCTAGGCCCGGTGGAGTTTTCCGACGTGACGAGGAGGTCGGACTGCATTTCCAAGTTGGGTAAACTGGCATTGGATGGCATCGACTGGGTGATATGCGGCGGCGAGTCCGGCCATGGTGCACGGCCGATGCACCCCGACTGGGCTCGGAGCTTGCGCGACCAGTGCCAGGCGGCCGAGGTGCCTTTCTTTTTCAAGCAGTGGGGCGAGTGGATGCCGCGGAGCCAACTCCTGCTCGCGTGCAATGAACCGGCAGCCATTGAACTGGTAAAACACCCCAAGATGAAATCGGCGGTGATGCGTCGCGACGGAGGTATCGACGAATCCTTGGGTGAAGCCCACACGTCCAACGACGCGGACAGCGCGATCTATTGCGCCGGCAAGAAAGCAGCCGGCAGCCTGCTCGACGGCGTAGAGCACAAAGCCTTCCCGGAGGCCCTGACATGATCGCAACGGATCAACTCACGCTGGGGATCGAGTCGCCCCACATGGCGCTTTGGCCGTACTGGAAGCGCAGCCTGGCCGAGGCGATCAAGGATGCCTATTACTACCGGAATCACCGCGGCTGCACCGGCTGGGCCTACGCGATCGACGGCTACAGCTTTGCCCGGAATTTGTTCCGAGATGGCCAGATGACGGTGGCGGAGTTGCGGCGGTACTACCGGTTCTTTCGTCGGCTGCAGCGCATGGAGCGGGAGTTTTGGGCGAAAGAGGCGAGGAGGGCGGGATGAGCAGTCTACAGCCAACGCTCTTTGATGGAGACCGGATGAAGCTGGTGGATGCACTCGAGCTCACGGCGCAGAGCCTGAATGTGTATGGGGCGGCTTATGATCATTGGGCGATCGCATTTAGCGGAGGCAAGGATTCTTCGGCGACTGTGGCCGCGGTAGTTTACCTGATCGAGACGGGGCGGGTGCAGTCGCCAAAGAGCCTGACGGTGCTGCTGAGCGACACACGGATGGAACTTCCTCCGCTCTTCACGACGGCAATGAAGATAATGGGAGAGCTGCGATCACGCGGGGTTAAAACCCAAGTTGTGATGCCGGCAATGGATGACCGGTTCTTCGTTTACATGCTTGGCCGTGGCGTTCCGCCGCCGTCGAACACTTTTCGCTGGTGCACAGCGCAGTTGAAGATCGAGCCGATGTTGGCGGCGCTGCGCAACCTGCGGGATGAGGCTGGTGGAAAGTTCCTTATGCTGACTGGTGTTAGAATGGGAGAGAGCGCAGCGAGAGACGCCCGGATTGCGCTGAGCTGCGGCCGGAATAACTCGGAGTGTGGCCAAGGCTGGTTCCAGGAGGCGACACCAGAGGACGTGGCAGATACGCTGGCTCCGCTGCTGCACTGGCGGCTGTGCCATGTGTGGGACTGGCTGACGGGACTGGTGCCGGCGGGGTTTGACCATGGATTTTCGACGAAGCTGATCGCGGCCGTCTACGGGCAGGATGAGAACCTTGAGACGCACGCTCGGACGGGCTGTGTGGGATGCAATCTGGCCAGCCGGGACATGGCGCTCGAGGAGATCATCAAGAGGGATCAGTGGGCCTGCTACGCGCCATTGCTGGGCTTACGGCCGCTCTACGCAGAGTTGAAGAAGGCTCAGAACAGGCTCCGCAAGGACGGTTCGGAGAGGAGGAAGGATGGCCAACTGGTAGCTAACCCTTGCCGGATGGGTCCGCTGACTTTTGAAGCGCGGCGCTGGGCGCTGGCTGAAGTGAAGAAGCTCCAATGGCTGGCAGGAGTCGATCTGATCAATCCGGAGGAGGAAGCTCGCATCTTAGAGCTGATCGCGGCCGAGACTTGGCCAAATGGCTGGACTGGAGATGAGCCGCTGGCGAGCAAGCCGTTTGAGAACGTGCGGCCAGATGGCAGCGTTCAGACGGCGCTGATGTCGGTGCTGGAGGAGGTCAAATAGTCGTGCCCAAGATCCTTGAGCGCTCTGTGATGGAGGTGAAGGCCCGGGCGGATATCGTCGAGGTGGTGGGTGCCGCGATCACGTTGAAACGGAACGGCAACTCCTACGCTGGGCTTTGTCCTTTCCATGAGGAGAAATCGCCGAGCTTCCACGTGCGCCCTGGCAAGGGATACAAGTGCTTCGGCTGTGGGAAGGCGGGCGACTCGTTGAAGTTTGTGATGGAGCGTGAGGGCCTGGACTTCGTTGGCGCAGTGGAGAAGCTGGCGGCGCAGTTCGGGATCCTGCTGGAGTACGAGGAGCCGGCCCGGCGAGCGGCGGCTGAATCATCGGTGCCGAGTGATTCTGAAGGCGGCGAGGCGGAGGAGGAGCAGGCAAATGTATTAACGCTGCCGCCTGGGTGCGATCCGAAGGCGGCGAAACGGGCGATCGCGCGGCAGATGCGCTACGAGGCCGAGCGGGCGAAGGAAGACCGGCTGCAGGAGACGTGGAGGAAGGCCCACGCGCCGGCGGTAGAGCGCCGGCCGCTGTACGGGTGGAGCCAGCCGGTGCGGGAGCAATGGGCGGCGGGTGATGTGTGCATGGCGCGGGGACTGCCTCAGACGCTGGCGGAACAACTGGCGAACGAGCGGGGCTGGCCGGTGGACTGGGTACATTGGCTGGCGGAAACGGGGCTGGTGGCCTGGCCGGAGTTGCCGTGGAGTGGGTTTCGCTCCGTGGCATTCAAAGTGGAGGCTCCAGTAGTGTTGGAGGTACCGGATGCGGCGCGGCCGAGTGGTGTGCGCTCGGCGCTGCAGGATTTGCGGGCGGTAGGCTATCACCAGAGATTCATGGTGAAGGAGCGGAAGTCCTGGGTGTATGTGCCGTACTGGGGCGACGCGGAGAAAGGCTTGAACAACTTCCAGGCGGCGATCCGCGCGGCTGAGCTGGCCCGGGCGCGGGTGGAGGGTGATGGATTGGTGCCGGCGCTGCCTTTCGTGATGGGAGCGCGATCGGGCCTTCGTTTTTTGGTGATAGCAGAAGGGCAATGGGACGCCGTCACCTTTGCCGGCGCCATGGGATGGATCGGCGAAGAAAAGGTGATGCCGGAGGGCGTGATGGTGATGGGATCGCGCGGCAGCTCGGGCGTGGATACGTTGCTGGCCTACTGGGGCGACTGGATCCGCTCGGAGGCGCCGGCGGTGCTGGTGCTGGCGGATAACGACGCTGCGGGGCGCAAATGGGACACACCGGAACCAACGGAACCAGGTGGTCTGCCGATGCCAACCTTCGCCCAAAAGCTGGAGGCGGCGGGTGCGAGCCGGGTGATGGTGTCGCGGGTGCGGCCTGAGTTGGGGAAGGATTTCAATGATTTCTGGCGGGCGCGTCGGCCAAGTGCGGCGGCGCTCGCGAAGTGGCTGGACGGCTTGGGCTTTGGCAATGGCTGGGCCGGATCGGGCTGAAAACGACCAATTTTGACAACCCCGCAACTAAGCATGAATGACGTGACGACAGACCTGACCGCCAAGAGCGGTGCCCCGGAGTACCGCTTCGATGCAGGCCGAGGCCTGTTCTGGAAGCAAGTAAGCCAGGAGGAGTGGATCGAGCTGCGCGAGGCCGCCATGCGGCGCGAGCTGATGAAGGGCGGGCTCTCCCACAAGATCAACCCGGCCATGGGTAGCATCTCGCCACTGGATGACCGGCTGCGCGACATCGAGCAGGGCCGGCGCGTGCATGAGGCCCGCTGCATCGCTGGATGGCCGGCGGGAGTCCATGAGATGGGCGGCGACTTTGTCCTGGTGCCGAGATCCATGAGGCTGCTGACGAGGAAGGAGGGCGAGTGGAAGCTGGTCTGCGCCATCATCGAGGGCCTGCTGGATGGGGATGAGCACTATGACGCGGGCGGAAATGCCCCGGTGCAGGTCAGTCGATGCGATCAGCGCGATCGCTGGCTGGCATGGATGCAGCACTGGGCCCAGTCCCTCTACGCGGGCAAGCCAACCAATGGGCTGGCGCTTTGCCTGGCGGGCGATCCCAACTGCGGAAAGACGCGCCTGAGCGAGATCGAGAAGGAGATCACTGGTGGGAAGGTGGGCAAGCCCTACGACTGGATGATCGGCCGCGAGGACTTCAATAAGGAGCTTTTTGAAGCATCCCTGCAGCTCATCGATGATGAGAACGCCAACACCAACATCGAGGCTAGGCGTGAGCTGGCGGCAAAGATGAAGAAGGTGACGGCCAACGTGGATCTGAAGATGCGTGGCATGCACCGTGATGGCTACAATGTGCAGCCCTGCTGGCGGCTGCACTTCAACGTCAACCTCGAGGAGGGTGCGCTGCTTGTAATGCCCCCGCTGACTGGTGATGTGGTGGGAAAGATTCTGATGCTGAAGGCCTATACTCGGCCTCCGGTGCCTGCTGATGCTGATGGTCTCAACGCCTACATGGCGCGCTACCCTGCCCTTGCGGCCTGGTGGGACTATGCGATCGAGGCTGGCCTTATGACCGCGGCTGATCGGGTGCGGTGCTGGCCGATGCCGATGCCGGCGGACACGTTCACTGAGCAGGCGCGCTTCTGGAAGCAGGTACGCGAGGAGCTTCCGGCCTTCGTTTTCTGGTTGACGGAAAAGTATCAACCACCGTCACAGGTCGCTGGTGGGCGCTTTGGCGTCCAGGCATGGCAGCACCCAGAGATCGTGGAGGCGCTGCAACAGTTCGCTCCTCACGTCCAGTTGTGGCGCCTGCTTGAGCGGTGCGGTGTGGTGTGGCGCAAGCTCATCAGGGCAGGCGATGCCAATGGTCCGGATGAGTGGGAGGATCGCACCACATGGAATGGCACTGCACGTGAGCTGCACGATCTCCTGCGAGATGAGACCAACAAACTCAGTCGGCATGAGCGTGACCGTGAGGTGAAGGGCGAGAGCTACATCGGCCAACGACTTAACGAAGCGATGCGGCATTGGGGCCGCGACGTGGTGGATTTCAGGCGGACGGGTAAGTCCAGGACATGGACACTGCGCCGCAAGCAGGAGGTCACAGGGTGACGGATATGACGGCCGAGTGACGGCAAATTAAGTGTCAAAACGAAGTGCGTTTTCCCTATGAAACGTAAGGGAGAGTGACGG